TGTTGACACCTGGGTTGGTATTGGGGACAGTAAGATCATTGACCACATAAACAGACAGAATACCGTTACCCAACACCTCAGCAAAACCAGCGTTTTGCGAGTTGTCTGTTTGGAAAGTGGGCAAGGGTTTATAACTACCAACATCATCATACCTAACAAAAGGATCAACGTAAGGTAGAAAGCTGTACTCACGGCCCCAACCCACCCTAAAAGTGAAATCCTTCATGTCGGCAATGTCAATAATGCGATTATAGGCAGTATTATATCCACCATTGTTCACACCATCTAAATCACTAGGGTCCCAAACAAGCCTAATCCTACCTCTATGGAAATTGGAACACACAACCTGGAACCTAAATTCCATAGAACCTCCCCCTGCTTCAAATGGCATGGCAGCAAGCCCACAAGGCAGAAAGTGAAACTCCTCAATAGCATTAGGTATCGCAGAGCCGGGGTTGACCACTTGGTTTATTCCAGGATGCACCTGGGTGCGGAATAATCTGTGACCTGGCCCCGAAGCATTACCACCGGCAGGATCCCACGTGAATGACGTGTAATACGACTCACGCTTAGCAATGGCCACCAAACTCATCTCATCCTCCGGTCCAATACCAACAACGGATGGGTCAATGGTGACTTCCTGCTTAACGTCAAATGAAAGCTTATTAGTGCCGTCGGGTGTGTTCGTATTAGCCATACCACCAACATACTCGGGTTTATAAACCTTTATTGGATCGATAACTGCAGGTCTGGACATACCAAATAACTTGGCAATACCACCAACAGCACCAGCAGCGATCTGTGTCGCCCTGGCAAACCTACCAATAACAGGGGCACTAGTAAGTGCTCCAGCAACCCTTGCCACTGCAGAAGCAGGCCCAGACACTGGTGAATCGCCATACTCGTCTGACTGCGGCGTCACTGTAACAGGATTCATGTTAGTGGGTATAGACATAACAGCATCCTCAACATAAGCAAAGACACTTATGGTAATAGGGTCAGTAGCACCATTAGCATTCTTCAACTCTGTAAGCGGTAACATGGTGACCAATCCCATCTCGGACCACTGTGCGGTAGTCACCTTAAGCGCATTTTGATAATGCACAAAAGGAACACACAGATCACCACCCTGACACTCAGTAGGGTTAAGGTATATGTGGGGCTTCTGGCTAGCCATGATGTTGTCAGCATCATACGCACCGCCCCCAGCTATCCTATACTGCCAAACAGAAGTCTGATCAGTGGTATGCAATGGATTATAGGACACTAACATGCGTCCATAATAAAACCCGTTACCGTTGATCAGAAATCGTATGCACAGCTTACTTCTAAACAAATTGTAATTACAAATCCTGTTTATATTACGAGAATCATTCATAAACAGTTCCCATGGGTTAAACTGCTCGAAGAAATTAAGACCAGGAGCCCACGTGTATTCTTTAATAAGAATGGGCCTGGAGAGAAAATCTCCCAAAGTAGCGTCACCCATGTCAGCCAACCCCCTGGTTGGATCATCGGAACTGCTAACCAAGTAGTTAAACGCAGGATTAGTATCCATAAACTGCACATTTTCACTTGTAGTGGTCTTCGCACCAGTCGTAATGCCAAAAGCGGCATCTGATTGGGGCTCTACAAGAGGGACGTTCGAATTAAAACTATCGTATTTAGTCCTGTCTACAATAGAGTGAGAAATACCCCTCTCAAGGGTGCTGAAATCTTGTTCAGCGCATAGGATGGAATTGACTGCATGCCCATCCCGAGGCATCGTGCTATAGAGATTGGAAATAAGTAAGCGTAATTTTACACACACGCCTGAGGAGCTTATTAGACTCAACAGTTTGTGAAACCTGTTTACTAAAAGAATGTCAGGGAACGCATTCCAAAAACACGAACTATGGAATTAAACCACAGTTGCG